TTGATCCAGTCCCGGACCATCCGGTGCCAGCTTGCGTCATGCTGCCATCCTTCCGGCAGATCCCGTTTCCAGATTTCAAACTCCGTCACCCAGGCTTGCAGCGTCCAGATTCCGCTGGATCTTTCGTCCGAGCCGCGCACCACCTCACCAGAAGCAATGGATCGCTTTAGATCGTTAGGAGTTAGTTTTTCCGCCACCGCCAGCTTGGCCCACTTGTCCTGATCTTTCGCTGTTTTAAGCTTCTGCAGCTCCAGGTAGTGCGCCGCCGTCAGTTCAGGCCGCCGCTTCTCAATCGGCACGGTTCCCAACGCAACCAACGCCTCTGTCTTTGGGCCAAAGTTAAACTCCAGCTGATCCAAGGCCTCCTGCAGATCCTCTGCCTCGTAAGACTTCTTGCCGTAGTTTAGCCAGTCCGCGTCCAGCCAAGTCTGCGCCCGGCGACAGCTCTGCAGCCAGCGGCCCACCTCCTTCCACTGCTCAATGTTCAACGCCTTTTCAAACACCAGCCCGTTGGGCGTAATCCGCACACCTGGCACCTTTTCCACCGCCCGACCCTCACGGTCCAGGCGCTTTAATTCAATTATTTGCATTTTTTATCTCCTTTTTTCCCGATTGATTGCCGCCTCCAGTGCCGCTCGCGCTGCACTGTCCTATATGACTCCACCGCCTCAGCGCTTTTGGTGTGCGCGTTGCGCCGGAATCCCAAGAAATCCAACCACCACTGCACCTGTTTGCTTACCGCCGCCCGCGTCACTCCCATTTCCTTTGCGGCAGCCGTCTGCGTCCATACTCCGTTTAACGCATCGCTGTTAATGGCAAACATCAGCGCGTAGACCCGCAGCCTCACGTTTCCAGGCTTCACCAGCATCGGAAGCACGCGGGACAAAGTTTCTATCGTCAGCTGCCTGGCTTGGTCTGCCGTTGTTACCTTGAGCCAAGACTCAAAAGCGGGCAGACCCCCACCGGAGTACGATTCCGTTGCTTCCCTGTACAGGGCTTCAACGGGGTTATCGCAAAGAGCAGCCATATCGGGGGTATGGCTGGCCTCCGGCCTTTCCGCCGCATCACAGTGGGGGCCGCTCCAGCTCATCAGACGTCCCAGCTTTTGATTACCGGCCATGCCATGGCGAATATCGCCACCGCCGCGGCCGGAATGATTAGTCTTACGATTAGTTCTAGTTCACTCACGGTTGCCCTCCTTTTTGTTTTCTGATGAAGTCCGCCAAGACCTCCTCCAGCCGCTCCACTCGGGCGACCAGTCCTTGAATTAAGATGTCCCGCCGGGCATTGAGGAACGCGTCCTGTACCCCGGCACTCCAGCTTTGCGATAGGTTGATGTTCCCGAGCACACCCTCCTGCTCCAAATCCCTTACGTTAGTTGGCTCAATCATCGGCCCTTCTCCACGTGCTTAAGCTTTTTGTAGTAGCCGCGGAGCGAATCGTGCGGTCTAAGCCGGGCGTTTTTTTTGCGCCGGTCAATGATCACGTGCACCGCCCGTCCTGTATCTGCAATCGTCACGAATCCGGCGAAGGCCATGAGTCTAGTGGTCAGGCTCATGCTCCCTCCTCTCGCAGGTGTTCAAAGTGCTCGTAACCCACCGGAGCCGGTTCCTCTGGCCGCTTGGCCACTAAGTCCCGCAATGCGTCTGGATCCATGGTTTCGTGTTCATGCCGCGCCAGATCCGGCGTGGCGTTAAACTTGGCCACCAGTCCTGCGATCATGTTTTCAATGACCAGATGCTTTTCGGCCTTACTCATTTGCGGGCCTCCTCAATGGTTTTACGGATTGCCCAGGCGGCAAAAGAAAAGGCAAAAGCAATAAGCCCCCAAGCCGCGCCGACAATTAGGGCCCATCCCGTGGCAATCGCCACCAGCTGGGCCATGTTTTTTATGATTTCCCACGTCATGCTGTACCTCCTGTGGTTAGTCCAATCGTTACAGGGAAGCCCTTGGCCGGCTGGCGGCAGCGGCGCAGCGCATAGTCACCGTTAAGGCGGCACAGCCCCGCCATGTCCCAGAGGGCTGGTGCAATGCGATGAATGAAGTACTCCAGGTCCGTTAAAGACTCTTTCTGGATCCGGACACACGGCACCGGTTTGCGTAGGCCAAACAGGCGGCGGTCGATAAACGCGCGCGCACAGAGCGCGACGATTAGGAGGCGAAATCCGCCGTCATGAATCTCGTTTGTTACGCTGTTGTCACGTCTCTTGCGTAACTTCCTGTCATTCCAACCGTGGCAGTGGAGGGATTTGAACCCCCGAGGACGATGATAAGAGTTGTTTTGGTTAATTAGTTCCATCGGGTTCTCTTATTTATCTTGCGGATTCAAGCGATTTGATACGCTTGTCCGATGGCTTCGATTTTTGCCAGGAAAGACTCGCCTTGGTACTGGCTGCGGTTCAAATCCCCTACCGGACAGTGGCGATCCAAGGGCACGCGCTGGTTGGTAGGTAATCCCCTTCACCGGGCCCGAGCCATTGAGGAAGCAGCCGGCCTTTCGGTACGCGAAAAGCGGCCGGTGGCCCGGGACGACTGGATCCTGCCGCATATTCAGAGCTACCCCGCCGTGCACTCCACCATGATCCATTACCGAAACTCCTGGCGTTGGCTGCAGCTGTTCATGACGGAGCAAGGCATCACCTCCGAGCAGTTCACCCCGGCGATGGCAGAGATGTATATCCCGTGGCGCATCTCTCCAGACCGGCGGGTCTCCGGCCGGTCCGTCCATCGAAACCAAGCCCTGCGAGATATTAAAATTATGAAATGGATCCACCGGCAGGGCCGGCTGCTGGGCCGCATCCATACCCGAGAGCTGGACGACTACCGCCTTAAATACGCCGAGCCGCGCCGGATTAAGCCGGTCTTTACCCCGGAACAGATTGACCGCGTCCGCATTGCCTTGGCCAATCTGCCGGCCGGAAAGGAGTGGATGCGCGTGGCCTTCGAGATTTCCTTGGCCACAGGCTGTCGCTTGGCGGAAACCCAAATCCCCCTGCGCTGTGTCGACTTGGATAACGGAACGATCACATTTCCCTCCCCCAAAGGCGGGGCGGCCAAATCCTTCACCGTGCCCATCCCGGCCACCTTGCGGCCGATGCTTACGGCGATGAAAAAGGCTGGGCTGCCGATCACCTGCCGTCTGCCGGCCAAGGCGTCCACCTACTTCCGACCGGTCTTTGATAGGCTGGGGCTGTATTTGCACTGTTTTCACTGCCTCCGGGTTACGCGCGCGTCGAATCTGCGCCGGGCAGGTGTGCCAATAGGTGCGGCCATGCGGCTGTTAAACCACGGTTCAGAGCTAGTTCACGAGATGTACGTCCGGCACGAGGTAGAGGATTTGCGCCGGTTTGTGGACGCCGGCCAGCCGCCTCCGCCCGCCAGCGGTCAAAATCCCCCGGCACTACCACGCCCAGCACGATGGGGAACCCAGGCTCCAAAGACATCCGGCGCATCTTGCCGTAGGCAATCCCGTAAGCTGCCGCCAGCTCTTTCAGTTTCATCGCCTGGTTAAAAGCGCGCTTCGCCAGAGCGGCAGAGAGATATTCCGCATGCGGGGGCCTCCCGTTTCCCATGGCACCGTCACCGTTGAAAGCCCCCGAGGTCATAAACAACTAGCTTGTTTTTCCATTCCCCACCTCGCGTGCGATGAGATGAGTGACGAGCTGGCTTAACGAAATTCTTTTTTTAGCGGCATGACGGAAAGCCGATTTTTTTACCGAGGCAGGAATGGTCAGCGTGGTTTTTTCCGCCCGCCTGCCGTTTAGGGTTCCTCGTGCCACGCGTCTTGAATACGTATGGTATACGTGTTGGCAAGACCTTTTTGTAATTTTTTTTTGAGCCCTTGACTGGATACGTATTTTATACGTACCGTTGATATGCTGAAAAAGGAAAAGACAACCTTAACCATCGATCCTGTCGTCAAGCGGAGGGCGGAAGGCCACGCGAAAAGAACGGGCGTCAGCCTGTCTGCCTTGGTCACCATGCTTTTGGTAAGGGAGGTTAACCTGGGAAACGCCCTCCACGAGACCCCTGCGAAATATGCGGTCCTTCGGTCACGGGCAAAAACTAGGACAAAAGGGATATGATTGCCGAAGCGGCTGACGGGGCGTGGACACTGTTTTTTCTGCCAATTCTCTTTGGCTTAGTTGTCCTGGCCGTCATGGCTGTGCTCATGCCCTACTACGTCTACAAGTGCCGCCACCTTTTGCAGGATCTGCGAGGCAAGGCTGACGAGCAGCTGGTGGAGACACGCCGGACGAACATGCTTTTGCGGCAGCTTCTTAAAGCCTACGGCCATCAACCTGAGGATTGACCCGCCTTTTTTGTGGGCAAGGATACCGCGTGCCCGCCAAGGTCATCTGCCCCACCTGCCAGCAGCCAGTGCCGCCGGAGCTGTTCTATCGCGCCCTCGGCCGGGTTAAGTCCAGGCGCAAGGCCAAGGCAGCGGCCCGCAACGCCCGCAAAGGCGGGGCCCCCAAGGGCAACACGAACTGGAAGGGCCGGCTAAAGGACTAAATCTGCGTCGTCCAGGGGCCGAACAGGAAATAGCAAAGCAGCTTTTCCCCGTCCTCGGTGAGCCGATGGATCTCCTCGCCGTTCTCGGTTTCGATCGGATTCACCAGCTCATAAAGGATCGCCACCTGCTCCTCGTGGGTGATGTCGTCGGGAAGGTACGACCACTTGAGCACGTAGTTGAGGACGTGCTGGAGCCTCTGCTGAGTCATGTTCCCGTAGCTTTGCGGGGTGGATGGTTGGATCAATTCCATGATGCGTTGTTTCATTTAACCGCCTCCTTTCGCTTGGTGGTTCGATTCGTATCCAGCTCCAGTAGCACCTCCTGACCCCGCCAGGTCAGGCAGTAGGTGGGGCAGCCGAAGCCGTTGCCGTGTGGGACGTGCATGACCAAACTGCGCAACACCAAACTGCGCTCCCGGATGGTCATAAACTCCGGCAACTCACGGCACACAAGGACATGGCTCAGGATCTCCCGGATCCGGCCAAGGTCCGCATGGCGGCGGCAGTAGCAGCGCCGGTCACCATTCCTCACGACCGGCCTCCCACTGGCTTGCGCCCACGCTGGCCAGCAGGTCGTAGACCAGATGGCCCCGCACGCTCAGGTGGTAGGATTTCCGGCCGTCGTCCCCCTCATACTCATAGGCGAGGAGCCAGCGGATGATTTCCTTTTCGTGATCCGGCGTTCCGTCCGGGATCCGGCTATTGACCAGAATCTCCCCCAACACTGCTAGGAGATGCCGATCGTCGATTCCACAGTAACCGATTCTAGGCTGTTCGATTTCTTGTGTTTTCATGCCGACATTATCAACCCAACAAATGGGTTAATTCACAAGAAATTTATACAAATTTGTGAATATACAGAGTAAAAACGTCCCAAACAGGACAGGCTTGCGCGGATCACCGCGGAGCTTTTAGGCGCTTTTTGCGCTCTTTTTGATTAGGCGATAGTGGGGGCGCGGCCGCACGATGTGGCCCCACGCCACCTTAAAATCCCGCCGCTCCACCATTCCCACCTTGGCCATCTCACGGCACTTCTGCATGGCCACCTCTTTGCAGTACCCCAGCTTCTCCGCAATTTCATCCGGCGTATGCCAGCCCGGCGGAATCACCTCCGCTTGGCTTTGGTTCACCTTTTTAAAGGCAGCCCGCCAAGCGCTGGCCTGTAGGTCCTCCGGCTTATACTGTGGTGATTTCATCCTGATCGGGCGTGAACACAATCTCCGTCACTTCCGGCAGCTCTCCGTCCCGCTTACGTCGCCAGTCCAGCACCATGGCGCTGGGCCTGGGGATGGCGTCCGGCACGACCTTCCGGCCGTAGCGGGTCAAAAACTGCCATCCGCCGGTGACGCCGATCATCCCCTGCCCGTCCGAGAACCAGCCCCCGGTGTGCCGGTGGCCGCGGAGGTAGATCCGGGCCGGCTCCTGACCACAGCGCATGCTGTTGAGGCGGGCGTTGCCCATAGTGATCGAAAGGCTGGTCGCCTCCAAGTAGGCGCGGCTGGTCACGCCGATGTGGTGGGTGGCATCCACCAGACATCCGGCCATACGGAAAAGCCACTTGGCCTTTGCCCCCTTGCCCTCGGCCCCGATCTTTTTGGCGATGTAGTGCTCGATGAGGCCGGTATGAACCTCCGTGCCCAGCGTGACGAAGGTCTTTTGGGCCTTGGCCGCCAGACCGCCCACGGCCTCGATCGCCATATTGGCGTGATCCTCGATGGATTGCGTAAGGCTTTCGATAGATTTGTGGTGGATGCCTTCCGTGAGGTCCCCGTTGAGCAGGAGGGCATACTTATCCTTGCCGCGGATCCGGGCAAACTGCGCCTGTAGGTCCGTCCAGCACGCCCACAGCCACTCCTGGTGCACGTTCCCGCCAAAGGAGATTTTGTTCCCGGTGCGGACGGTGGTGTCGGGCGGCATAAGCCCCACCTCGGATCCACAGTGCAGGTCACTGACGACCAGTAAAATGCGGGCCATTGCTACGCCGTATGTGTCAAAGGCTTAGGAGCCTTCTTACTTTTTGTCCTCGTAACCCGGAAGCCCTTGGAGCACTTGCAGTATCCTCACGCAGCTCTCCCTTGCGTCCGCCGCAGCCACGGTCTTGTCCTCCGCCCCCTTCAGCGCCAGATCGGCAATGACGGAAAGCTGGACCTTATGGGTGTAAACATACGATACCAAATCCAGCACCTCGCTGATCGCATCGGCCCAGCACGGCCGCATCCAGAGGGCTCCTCCGTGCTCCGCCTGCCCCTTGCGGTACTTCTTGGAAAAGTCCTTGATGAACGCCTCCATGATGGAGGCCAGGTGCAGCTCATGCTCCTTGGACATCGGGGGTGTAACGCCGTGCGTCATGGCTTGCGGATCCTTACCTTACGAACCTGCTTCGTACTGCCGCTGGACACGGGGCTGTTTTCGGCCTGCATCTTTTGCCGGTTCTTTTCCGCGATCCGGGTGCCGGGGCCGTCGTGCTCCCCCTTCGACAGGCTCAAGGCCCGCCAGTCTTTAAAAGTACCGTCCTCGAAATGGGGAGTCTCAAACGAAAGCCAGCGGAGGTCATACTTTTCGGCGCAGTTGCGCAGAAGCTGGTACGTTTTTTCGTCATCCCAGCTGGGGGTGTATCCACCGGCGGCCGTGTTGGCGCAGGGCACCGCATCGATCGCCCGGGCGTAGCAGTGGAACGACTGGGCCACGGGCGTGCCCTTGGCGTTGGTCACCTTGGTTCCCTTCCTAGTCCGGCCCTGGGCGTAGAGCTCATCCTGTTCCGCCGGTGTCCTTACTGAGCAGTAGATCAGCACCGGGATCCGCTTAGCGGTCAGCTCTTGATACCACTTGGCCACCCGCTCCCGGAATCCCGGAGCCAGCTTGGCGATGTGGCCCTCGCTGCGGTCAACAATCTGCCGCCAGGTCATTTGCTTTCGGCCCGGTGCCGCCAGCGCTCTGTTTCAGCCAGGCTAGCAGATAGCGCCTTAAGCGCGGAGACGTACTGGTCGCGGTAAGCGGCCGGAGCGGAGCCTTCTTTTCTTTCGATCTTGTCCCACTCGTAGATGAGCGCCTCGATTGTTTCCGGGCGCGGAGGCGGGCCGTCCGCAATCGGCGTGACCGTGGCACAGCCGGCAAGGCTAAGAGCCAGCAGGAGGCCGCTTAGTCCACCAAGAATCAATCTTCTGATCCCGCTTGCGCCGCTCGGCCTCAATGATGGCGTCCCGATATTCGTGCCGGTTTTTCCCGCGGTTCTGGAGCCACCAGAGAACCAGCGCCAAGAGGGTGCCGAGGACGGTAAGGGCACCGGTGATCATCCCCTCCCCTTATTTGCGGGAGATTTGCGAAATGAAATCGACGATCTTTTGGAGCGTCCGCTCCGGCTCGTCCCCGGGGATCAGGGTGGCGACGGCAATGGCCGCACCCAGCACGGCGGTGACGACGCCCAAATAAGACTGCCAGTTCGATGCAAGGTGGGTGATTAGGTCCATACCTAGCGGCCAAGTGTCAAACACCGGAAAGAGAGGGTTTTACCGCTGAGGCGCAGAGGGCGCAGAGATTTTCTGAAGTAACCCTCAGCGTCTCCGCGTCTCGGCGGTAAAAAAATTTAGTGCCCGAGCAGGCGGTTTTTAATGATCTCCCAAGCGGCCGCTAGCACCCCAAAAACGATGGTGGAGATTAGCCAGACCCGGCCTTTGATCGTGCCGGCCTCGTCCTCTAGGGCCTTCATCTTGCCCTTGTGGTCCTCGAATAATTCCAGGATGTGGATCTGGCGCTGCTCAATTCTTGCCACGGCGATGCGGAGCTCGGTCAGGATGTCGGAATCGCTCACACCTCACACTCCTCTGCGCCTTCGCAAATACGGACGCACTCGTTCCCATCGGCATCTGTAAAGCGTTCTATATATCCCTCATCGCAAAGGTATTTTATCGCCGATTCAAAGTCGGCCATTGTGTAGGCGGTGGCCATAGGTCACAGGCCGGACGGCACGGGCGGGGCGAGGAACTGGACGGCATCGGCCTCGTCGTTGGTTTGGGCAGAAAGGATCAGAGCCTTGCAACGCAAGTATTCGTTTCGGCAGGCGGCAATGTAGGACTTGATCGCCTCGCAACGCTCTGGCGGGTAGATGCCAGCGATGGCGTTAATTTGAGCTTTCTCGTCTATTCCGGCTTGAATGATTGCGCTTGTGGCAAATTCTCTGCTTCTTTCAATGTTTTCTTTTTGGCATTGACCAATGTTTCTATCATCAAAAGACGAAACAAGACTTCCGTTTGAAAATAAAAAGGATTTCATATTTTTCTTATGGCAAGATTAATAGCTTGATCACTATTAAGCGTAAGGTCGCCGGTCGCTATGGTTGCAGGCCAGCTTGTAATGCTTGCAATCGTATTTGTAAGCCGAACCTGAATATCGTGAGTCCTTCCCTCTCCTGCGTTTGGTCTGTTTGTTCCAAACATTGACCATTGTGCGCTGTTGTTTCCTCTAAACTGGACAAGGCTGGAGTCGCAACAAATACCGAGCCAGTAAAATCCTTCATCAAGATATTGAGAGATAGTTCCCTCAATAACTCCGGCTGTTGCCGTGGACATTGAGCCGGTATCTGCAAGCTTTGTTTCTGGCAAATATGTTGTTGAGGATGGCGAATAGATTGCAATACAGCAATTTGTTGAGGCGTTGCTATTATTTACATCTGCCGCAAGTCGAGTGTATGTGTCAGCTTTGGGAATTAGGATTGGCGTAAATCTGCATTGAAGCGCAGTAAGTGTCCCTGTTGATCCACCGACTGCAAATAAAATAGAAAAGAATGGAACGGAGCTTCCGTTTACTGCCCCCATGTTGTGAGTCAGATTATTTACTGGCGCACGAAACATATACTCAATCGGCTTAAAAGTTGCATCTCCCCTTAAAAATGTTTTTTGGCTCCCCGCCGCCGGAGCAGGAACCAAGCCAGCCGTGCCTGCGACTGAACTGGTCGCGCCGCCCATGTTTGCGGGAGCCGCCCCCCCTCCGCCGCCGAAGAAGCCCATGGCCTACCCTTCTAGGATCGAGAAATTCGATCCCGTGGTGGACGACAGCCACCACACCCCGCCGGTCGGGCAAAACGCATCGAAGGTCAGTCCGGCCCCGGCGGTCAGCTGGATGCCCTGGGTGGTCGTGGGGGCAAAGCCGATCCCGATCGTCACGGTGCTAGTGGCGATGTTTTGAACAAGGAGAAATTTGCGGGAAGCGTTAGTCACCGCACTGGTCAGTTGAGCGGTATTGGCCGTGGTGACGGAGCCGAAGCGGGTGGTAAGTGCGCCGGATGGATTGTTCGCCGTGACCGTGCCGGAGATGGCCGGCAGTGAACCGATGGTGACGGAGTTGCTTACGCTGACCGATGACCCGGGTTGGATTCTAAAACCTTCCCCATCATTAAAGTCTACAAGTGTACCGTAAATTGAGGTACTTACGCCAATGTTTGCCGTGACCGTGCCGGAGATGGCCGGAAGTGATCCGATGGTGACTGAAGAAATTATATTCGAATCAATCCCCCTTTTGGTGTCACTGGTGGTAGAGGTAATTAAATTCGACCACCCGTCCCGTAATAGCACACTTATCGGGGAGTTAGGTGTGACATAAAGTATCCCATCAGGATCGGTTCGCAAAACTTCGTATTCATCATCAGCAATGTCATAGCCCTTGATAACAATTTCTGATGGTTGGTTAGATACCGCAACCGCCCCAGCAATCGTCACCGTGTTGCCTACCGTGACTGTGCCGGAGATGGCTCCGGAAATTGGGAAAGGCTTATCGCTTGATACATTGTAAAATCCGTCCCCGACGACCTCATGCCCAATGGCGACAGCGTTAATGGGAACCGACCCGCCGCCCCTATCGCCCACAATCGACGGGCCAACATTTGCCGTGACCGTCCCCGCAATGGTCTGGGTGGCCGGAAAGTTGGAAACCGACACCGCCGCGCCCACGGTCACCGTCACATTCTCCAGGGCGGAGAGGCTGTTTGCGTCCAGCGCCACGGTGACAGTGTTGGCCACGGTGACGGTGGCGGCCACGGAGCTGCCGATGACGGGCTGGGATAGCGTTACGACGGATGGCGTTTCAGTTAAGGACAGATAAATATCGGACATGGTGTTTTTCGTTTAGGTTTACGTTTACGTTTAGGATGTCACCGTGATCCTGGGGCTGAGAGCCACGGATCCCTGCAATAGCCGGGTGCTGACTCCGGCGCTGGTCACCATAAACAGATCCCACTTCGCCCCGGCGGTGGGCACAAGCAGGCCGGCCGCGCTGGTCACGCTCATCCGCACCTGACCGCCAGGGGCCGAGACGACGCTGCAGGCGATGGCGGTGGCCACGGTGCCGCTGGGGTACTGACGGATCTCGGCCTTAAACGTCCGGCCGGAGACGTCGATCGTCCCCTGGGTGGCGGTGGTGAGGAAAAGGTCCCGGGTCCAGTCCGCCCCCTGCTCGATCGTGATGTTGTAGGTGGGTGCGGGCATGGGGTTACGGCGAAGGAGGGCGTGTCAAAGACGGGGCGGTGTTAAAATCGTAAAACTTTTTCAACCGCCAGCGCAGGTGCCCGTCGTACTCCCCGCCCATTTCATGGTACGCCTCGTGCACCTCAATCTCATCGGTGCGACGTCCGTCTTGATCCACCTTCCGCTTCACGTGGGAGCAGACGACGTGTGGGATTACTGCCATCCGCAGGCCGTGCGGGTGCCATCGGTTCCAGCAAAGAAAAAGGTCCTGAGTGCCCTTAAGGTCGTAGCCCTCGAAAGTGGCCAAAGAGAGGGCCTTTTTGTTTAGCAGGGTGCAGCCCAGTCCCACCCAGTCCGTGGGCAGGATGGCTCCGCGGCCGATGGCTGGGTAGGCGCTTTCCAGCCATCCCCTTTTCCGCCAGCCCTTGGCCTGCAGCTCAAAAATGTTGCCCTTGGGCGGGCACTCCCGGATCCGCTTGTCCAGCCCACCCCATTGCTTCAGCTCCTCCTCGCTCGGGCGCTCTTTTTTTTTGGACAGGTCCTTGAGGCGCTTGTCCCTGGCGTCAATTTCCTTTTGCATAGCCTCTGGGATCTGTCGTTCCTCGTGAGTAAAATCCTCGGCAATGGGGTGCTGGGCGGTACCTCGGCCACCCAAAAACTGGCCGTTCGGATAGGTGACCATAGCGACGGAATAATAGCCGGCGTCGAAACCCAGAGTGTCGCGCAGCACAAGCAGGGCGTTGGGCGGCACCAGTACGTCGCTTTCCACGGACCAGCATTGGTCGCAATCCAAATCCCGGGCCTTGGCAAAGGCAGCTTGCTGCAGCCGGGCGATAATAAACTGGGCCTCGTCTTGGTAGGCTTTTTGACGGTCGTCCGCTTGGCCGATTACGATATGGTGCAGGATCAAGGATGGGAATTTTGGTGCCACTTGCGCCACCATCTGGGCGCATTCAATCGAATCGTCTGTGGCCAGAATAAGGTGGCCGGGCTCGCCACGCATGGCGGTGGCGCAGTGCTCGGCCCAGCTGGGCACGGAATAGCACCAGCTGCGAGTAAAAAATGTGGTCAGGCAGATCACACAATTACGCTGACCGCATCTTGGCGGCCCGCCTCGTTCCACTTTTCCCCGTTGAGAATGGCGGGAGTTTCCAAAAGAGAAGGATTGAAATTTTCGTTTACATTCAATGGCGGGAGGTTGGTTGACTGGGTGGAAAAGCTGGCCGCGCGCAGGCCGGCGTAAAACCGCTTAAAAGTGGAATCTGTCTGGCCGGATAAAAATGAGGTGGATGCAGATAGCGGAGCAGAGGATGAAAACTGAGTTGAGGTGCCAGTAGTCATTCCAGTGTTGCTGTATCCGTAGAAAGCCGAAACAGAATCTGTCCGGTCGTTGGCCAGGCTAAAATGGACGGCGTTGCCGCCGGAGATACTGAAGGGATAAAGAGGACCCAGAAGGGCGGTGCTTATTCCGACCGGGCTGATGGCCGATGACGACTCAGATGACGGTTGACCAGTTAAATTAACGGAAATCCATAAAGTGGTGGAGGTGGATGTGTTTTTTAGACTGGCGCGCAATGACCACGAGGACTGGCTGTAGATCCACGCCAAGGAAGCAGAGGAACCATTGACGGTCTGTCCGCGGCGGATTGTTGTATAAATAGAGGGATAACTGGCATTAAGCGCAAAAGGGGCGAGCCGACCGCCGATTCCTTCTGGGGATGGACTAAAAGCAAGAGCCGAGCCGGCCTGGGAAAAGCCTGTGTCATAATTGAAAATGATTTCAGAAAAAACGGGTCGGCTGGCGGAGATAATTAAATTTATTTCGCTCTGGGTAAAATAAGTCAAGCAATAGCCCTTTGCGCTGCTCGTAAACGTTGTTCTAATAGTTTCACCTCCACCTGCAGAGTCTCCTGCGAAAATGTTTTCGCTTGAGGTAGTCGAGGAAAAGGCCGAAGTTATCATCAGACTAGAGTTTAGGATTACGTCACCTGTTGATTGGGTAAGATAATGAGTGATGGACGAAACAGGAATAGCCAAAGGCAAGGCCGCACGCCTTAAGGGCGGAGGGTTTTCCTTGCCGGCAAACCACCTGCGCTCGCTAAAGAATTGCCCAAAGACATGCGCGGTGGTGGTGACCATGGTCAAGCTAGCCGTGGAGGGAGCGGCAATGGTTCCGACTGCCGAAGTGGAGGCGGAAAGGGTGGTAAGGCTGTTGGAAAAGTACGCAGTGGAAAACAGCGTGCTGGAAGTTGAGGAATGGGTGTAGGTGGTCGACCTGGTGCAGCTGCTTATCCCATCCGCTTCTTTGGTAAAAGTGCCGCTGGTATTGTCGGAAACGAGAACAGTGCTGGGAACGGCCAGCGCATTGATTGTGGTCGAGCTTCTGGCGCGGGTCGTAGTGCCAGGAACGGTGTTACTGACAGAGGTGCCGTAAGGATAGGAGGTTCGATTTGTTCCGATAGCGCGGCCGCCGTTAATTAGCCCAACTTCCTCGCATATTTCAGAAACAAAATGCGATCCGCTAAGATACACCGAGGTTTTGTAAACTGATGAGTCTAGCCCAGCTGATCCTGGGATATTGTAATTAGGGTTTGGATCGGTGATGGGGTCAACCGTGTTTGTCCATGAATAAGAGTAAGTCCGGGCAAACCCGTCTGTTCTCAAGTGGTGATACGAAAACATTACAACGCTTCCAGCAGCCAGTAATAATAAATTTCGTAAGCATTGTCGCCTTGCGTGGCCGGGGCTTTGGCCACCCGCACGTTTTCCTTCACCGTGGCCTGCAGGCTGCCGCAGCCGATGGTCTTGTAGACGACGCCCTCCTTAATGTGGGCCACCGGCCACTTGAAGCTAGTGGGCGCCAGCGGCGTGGTGGGGATCATGGCGGACATGGTGGCCAAGGTGGCCATGGAAAAGGCGGTCACCTGCTTGCCGTCGGTGGTGACATCGACCACCACATTAGTCGTCCCAGACTTGGCCACGGAAAGGCTGGTGGACGCAAAGGAAAGGCAGTCGGCGTAGTTTGTCGCATACAGGCCGTTAACCGTGCCGGGCTCCACCTTGATTTTATAGCTTGACCCGGAAGTCTGCAGGGAGACGTCAAAAGGACATGTCTCCCGCACCGCCGATCCTGACCGCGACAGCAACTGAATGGTCGTGCCACCCCTGGTTCGGTTGATGGCGTACCCAGGGCCGGGCTGCAAGCGCACCTGCTCCACGGCTTCCCGCAGCTTGTTGAGCTTTTCGGCCAGTTCCCGGGGGGATGGGTTTTGACGGACCTCGAAAGGCCCGATCTGAAAGCTGTCGGGCTGGTCGTAAGCCATGGCTATGGGCTGTAAATATCCTCGTCCCAGCCACCCTCGCCAGAAAGCTCATACTCCTGAGTAATTGTATAGGCTCCAGACTGACCACGTGCCGATACATTGACCAGAAGCCAGTCTGAATCCTCTGGAGCAGAATCATAATCAACATCCGGATCTGAAATTTTGCCAAGCTTATCTCCAGAGGGAATGGTCGAGGAAAAAGTAGTTTTCCTTAAAATTACAGAAGGCTCATAGTAGCTTTCCTGCCCCTCAAGAAGCTTTGTGGCCAGCTCGGCCATCATGTCGACTCCGGCGAAATTTGACCAAGATGCAGGCAATGCTTTTGACCCAGAAATTGGATTTTGCACAAAATCCCTTACCTCTTTCTGCTCCTCGGCGGTCAGGTCTTTGTATCTGGGATGCGCCTGCAGAGGAACAGTCCGAAGGCTTCCGACGATTTCTATGCCAGCAATGTTGCCACCGGCACTGGCTCCGCCTAGTGCACCCGAAGCTTGCGTGAGGTTATACTGAAAGGTCGTTCTGATCATTCCAGCCTCAGCCGTGACGACCGTCCTGGAATAAAGAGAAGCGTTTGAAACTGTCGGAGCGGTCGCAACCGCATCCCCAACGTAGGTGATCGTTAGGGTTTTTTTGCCGCTCTGATCCTGCGTTTCTGTCCGGCCTGGCTGCTCGTAGGTAAAAGGCATGCTTTATTCAACTCCTATGTCATACGCTTTGCCCATAAACACAGCCCCGCTTTTAGCGGTGTTTTTCTCAATGTTTTTTAGCACGGCAAGCTGATCCCTTTGTGTGCTATCTGCAACGCCGATCTGGGTAAAACGACCGCCGCCTCCGACCTGCTGGAGGGAATCGGCAAGCACTTGCGTTGATGTTTTTCCTTTTGCCCCTGGTGTTGCTTGATCAGGGCCAACAGCAACCCCGGGGGTAAAATTTGCCAGCACCCTTTCCGCGGCGGCGGCTCCGGCGATTCCGGCCTCCATAACGCGAAGCTCTTGACGGGCTTCGGCCACGTCCATGCGGTCACGCTCTTTATCAAAACTTGATTTTGCAACCTCCGATTGAGCCTGAGCGGCTTTTTGAAGGCTGGCTGAAGCCGAGGCACGAGAATCATCAAAAAACTTTACGATGGGACGAATGGCCGCAAAACGGCCGTAAGCCTCCAACGCCTGCATGATTTTGTTCACGATGCCGGCAAAAACCAAGGTCACCCCGTTGCCAAATGTTTTTAATGCATCCGAGGCGGCGGATAAATTGGCGATTGTCTGGTTCGACATGACGCCCATCGATTCACCCAAGGCCTGGAAGTCCTGCGAAAGAGTGGGTATCAGATCCGTGGCAGATCGGCCAAAAAGCTGCACGGCCAGATTAAACTCCTGCCCGGCGATTGCCCCGCTGCGGAGCGAGGTGCTAAAGGCTGCCAGCAAATCTTCCGGGCTGGCGGAACGTAAATTTTCAACTGAAATTCCAATGGCGGAAAAACCTGCCGCCAGGGCCTCGTCTCCGGCCACAGCCTTTTGCGCGTTGACCGCAGCTTTGTTCATGGCAGCCGCCACGCTTTCAAGGCTGGCGCCGGACAGCTCGGCGGCGTTCCCGATCTTCTGCAAGCTGGAGGCCGAGATGCCGAACTTATTGGCCAAATCCTGCAGCTGATCGCCCTTTTGGATGGCGGCATCTAATCCCGACATCAGCTTATCAAACGCAAAGGCGCCGGCCAAAATCCCCCCCGCGGCGGTCGCAAAGGAGCGGACGCTGCCCTGCAGACGGTTGAGCCCGGTCTCAAAGCCGGATGCGTCCACCCCTGTCTTGACGGTTAACTCACTCATAACCCGTTGGCCTTCGCCGCTTTGGAGGTGGCAATGTTAATTGCCTTAATCATTTTTTGCCTTTGGATGTCAAGGGCGCGCTGGATTTGCCCTGACGAAATACAGCGGCTTACGTAGGGAACCATATTGGTGATCTTGATATAAGGCCGTGAACCTCTTTGGCTTTGATCGTCCAGGCTGCTGAGAGCCCGCCCATCCGTATGGCGCTGCACCCAGGCCGGAATATCCCGCATGCCGCCCAGCCATTTTGCGGCACTGGCCCATCCGGCCTTGGCCAAGCCCACGCGCTGTTGCACCTTTTTGGCAAATTTCTTCAACGAGTTGTAGTCCGTGGGTACCAGCTGGACGAATTGATTGCGGCTCACTTTTTTTCGTGGGCCATGACGGGCTGCCTTTACGGCCACGCCCGCATCGAATTTTGCCACCTTGGCCTCCTTGTGCTTATCAATCCGCAGATCCTGCAAAAGTTTCTCTGCCTCTGCCGTCTTGCCATCGCGCACCAGCCGCACAAAAGCGGCCGCGGCTTGGCGGCTGTCCTCAATGTTTTGCAGGTCTTTCCCCTGCCCGGAGTTCCAGATATTTCGGTGCACGATGGCCGGCCCCTTGTACACGCGGTTGATGTCCGCTTGGGCGCTTCCCTCGCCTCTTAGCTTGGCGGCTTTGTCTTTACCAAACGGAGCGGTCTGAAAGGCCAAATTGACGCAAATCAACCTGCCTTGCGCCTTAAGAATAGCCGCTCGGTCTTTTTCGCTGGCGGCGTAAAATCTTTTTAGGGCGCGCTGAAACTTCCTATCATCAACGGATATTTTTAAGGCCATTACCCAGCCCTCTGCATGCCGCGGCGGGCTTTGACCTTCTCAATCGCCACCTGCTCGCCCGGACTGACCAGCTCCACCTCCGCGCCCCGCTGCTTGGCGATGGCCACGTAGTACCAGTGCGCCAGTCCGATCGGCATCGTCCAGCTTCTGTCCTCGCCAAAGCCGTGCCGCACCAGCCACGCCACCACGTCCAGCGGTTGGGGCAACGGGCACAGCTCCGGCCCCTTCGGCCGCTCCTTCTGCTCCTTTTCCCACAGCATCGGCGGGGCGTGAAAATCCCGGATGTAGGCGGAAAACTTGGCGGCCTCCACGGCCAGCCGGCAGCGCCGGGAGCGAAACGCCCACAGCATGAGACGCCATCCCTGCGGGATCCGGTACTCCGGCCATTTGCCGGAGCAGATCGAAACGGCCAGGCGCAGATCGGTCATGGTGACGCCGCTTTTGCCGTGCCACAGCGGGCTTTCAATCAGCTCCAGGAGCGTGGCGTGCCAGAGAGACAAGGGCTGCAGGCGGACGCCTAGGACGACGTGGTCGTCCCGGTTGACCAAGCTCTCGGAAAATAGTTTATCCAGGGCCACGGCGTGGGGCCCGGAGGCTTAGGTCAGATCCGGGTAATTGATGCCGCGCAGCGAAACCTTAGCCACGTCGCCCAGCGTGCGGCGGCGCTCCACGCTGGTGGTCTGGAAGGTCAGGCCCTTGGCGGTGAAGGTGTTGGCGGCGGTGTAGCCGTCGTCGATGCCCTCGATGCTGGCTTCCACGCGATCGTTGTAGGCTTCCTTGACGGGCGGAACGGTGTTTTGCGAGCCGCTTTCGGTGATCAACTGATCAACGGTGCCGGTGAGGGTCGCGTTGGTGACGATAAGTCCGCTGATGGAAATGGTGGTGCCTACGGCCATGATCTACTCCTTACGGAATGGCGCTCCAGGACAGCTGCGTTTCCGTCACGCGGGGCTCGTCCGTGTTGGTTTCGCGATACTCAAAACCCACCACGGCCCCGTTGGCCATTGTGCCGCTGGCCAGCGTGGGGAGCGTGCTGCTGTAGGTCTCCACGCGCTTCTCGCCCTGAGCGTATTTCTTAAAGCCGGCCTTGACGGCGCCATCGGCGCCTTGGACAAAGAGCCGCTCGAAGGACGTGGCGACTGTTTCTGAAAGAGTGGTACTGGCGGGTGTGCCGTAGGTGTAAGCCATACGCCCGAATCAATACTGTCAACCGTCCTGCACGCCCCAGCGGTACGGGATCGCCGGATCATGCGCCGGCCGGCGCTGCTCATCTGGATTTTTTCTGTCGTAGGCGCGATCGGGCAGGTTTAGGACAATCGCCTCCTCCGCCCCCACCGCCGAAAAGCCGTGCCAGATGCCCGGGCGGATGGTCACTAGGCGAGGCGCGTGCGGGCTGGAATAAACGGTGGCGGTCTTTTCTGACCGCAAATCAACCAAACCGATCTGCAGGGCGCCATGGAGGCAGATCATCCTGTCGGTTTGGCGCTCGTGATGGTGCCATGCCTTCACCACCCCGGGGCGGCAGGTGGTGACGTAGGCCTGCCCAAAATCCACCCCTTCACCCCGCAGGATTTCCATCAGCTTGCCGCGGCCGTCCTCGTACCAGGACAGCTCCGTCACGGAGCCAAAAAAGTGCTCCGTGATTTCCCCGATCACGACGGGTCTACGTAAAAGATGGCGGTCAGGCTGTCGGCCATGGCCCGCTCGTTGGTCTCGGTGCGCTCGGCCTGGATGTGGCTGCCCAGGATGGTGACCCCGGCGGTGATGCCGGAGATCATGGCGGCCCGATCCTTGAGCCGGGCCTCCGCCCATAGAAAAGCGGCGGTGTGGCTGGCCACGGTGGCCGTCTCTTGGATGGGCGTCATCACGCTGGCCTGCACGGTGATCTTGCGGGTATTGGTCTGGATCCCCTCCTCCATGGTCTCCGCGCTTTCCGCGTGGATGACGAGCGCGGGCATCTCCAGCTCCGTGATTTTATGAGCGGCCTGCACTTGCAGGGCGGACGGCTTGGACGGACTGACGGCTGTAAGGTAGTCCGCCAGCTTGGATTCAAAGGAAAGGCGCAGGCTCATCGCACGTCCTCGGGATTGCCCAGCGTGATGGTGATCAGCCCGCCGTCCTCCTGGGTGCTCATCACGCGCTTGGTGGCGTTGGCCACGGTGATCGTGCCCAACAGAGACGGAGCGCTGGCGGCCGTGGCCGGGCAAACAAACTCTGCCGGGGCGGGCGTGACGAGTCCGCCCATGCCCAGCTCCCCGCTCTTTTCGCCGGGCGTATACATGCCGGTGACCGTGGTGCCTCCGATGGAGGCGGTCACGGATCCGGCCCCGGCGATCATGTCGGAAAGGCCGGCGGTCATCAGGCTGTCCAGCTCGGTCACGCCGTGGGTGCCTGTGTCAAAGATACTTCCGGCAGCACATCCCGGATGCCGTCGGCCAGATTCACCTTGGCCTCCCAGCCTAGAATCAGCCGGGCATCCTCAGGGTTTTGCACGATGTGCTTCACGTCCCCGGGACGCTCGTCGGTGTAGCGGATCTCGCCGCCAAACCACTTGGCCACCTGATTCAGGCTCCAGTTCTTTCCGGTGCAAAGATCCACCACCCCGCAATGGCGGGACCGTATGGCTTGCAGGTTTCCCTGCACAATGTCAGACACGTGGGTGAAATCCCTCGTCTGCTCGCCGTCTCCGGTAATGACCAACCGGCCCTCGTCCCGCCGGCTTTTTCGCAAAGCCGCAAAGACGTTTGGGCTGGGGCCGGTCTCGCTCTGGCGCGGGCCGTAGACATTGCTGTAGCGCAAACTAATGACGCTTTGCCCGTACATGTCGGCATACGTGGTCCCGATCCCCTCGCCCGCCTCCTTGCCGGTGCGATAGGGTGTCATAAAGGCATAGACCACGTTGGAGCTGGACAGCACGACGCGGGGCACCTTGGCCTGCCGGGCGGCCTCGCACACGTGCAGCGTGCCCATCACGTTGGTCTGATAGCAAAGAATGGGATCCTCAATGCACCACGGAGTCCGGGCGATGGCCGCCAGGTGAAAGACGCCGTCCTTGCCGTCAAACAGCTGGCAGATGGATTCGTAGCTGCGGATGTCGCGCTCAATCAGGCTGGCCCGGTTGTTGACCTGCTGCCGGAAACCGGACCGCAGGCTGTCGATCACCTCCACGCGGTTCCACGTCCGGCACAGCTCGTCGACCAAGTGGCTGCCGATAAAGCCCGCGCCGCCGGTGACCAGAAAGTGCTTGGGCTGCTGAAAGCTGCGCCAGCGCACGTCCCCCTGCAGGCCCGGGCTGGAGGATCGGCTGATCCAGTAGGCGGCGGTGTTGGCACCGTTCTGCATCATGCTGGCGCCGGTGACGTCCAGGGCCTTGGTGATGTTTTCGGCGTTGTTGCTTTCGTCGCGGACGTGCTCCTTGCCCTCCAGGATCCAGCGGTTGTAGAGGTGCCCTGGACGATCCACCTTGAGGCCGGCCAGCTCGATCCGTTTCCAGATCGCCCAGTCGTCCCCGCCCCAGCCCCACAGGTCGTTTGGAAATCCGTTGCAGGCGCGGTACGCCTTGGCCGAAAACGCGCAAAACGCGCCCAAGGCCAGCGGGTATCCATGCAGATCCAGAAAGCCTTCCGGCATCTCCTCCAGCTCGCCGGGAAGCTCGGCCACGGGAAGCTGGTAGTCCGTGTTTACGTGAACGAAGCAGGCGTTTTCGTCCTCCCTTGCCGCCTCGTTGAAAATGGAGTTGAGCAGCCAGCCGCGGTTGAACTTTTTGTCGTCGTCCTGTTCGCCGACCCAGATCTTGTAGGTGTGGCGCGGGTTTTTGGCCATGACGGCGCGGATGTTTTCGATCAGCGCCTCCAGCTCAAGTTTTCTAAACTCCTGGGGCGGGCGCGCCCGGTAGGCGATTAAAAATGCGTAGTTCATGCGAGGATCCACCTTTCTGTTTTGTCCTCCGGCCCAGCCACGCGGGTGGCGTGCTGATTTTTCCGGTGAAAATCTTCTGATGGGCAAAAGGCGCCACGGGTGGCGCCGATGTTCTGGATCCGGCTGACGCGCGGGAACATCTCCCCCATGCCCAAATTGTCGCGGATGCGCTGTACCCCGCCGTCCCAGAAAGAGTCGTCCCAGGAGGGCGAAAGATATTTTTCCCAATAGTCCCGCCACGTGGCCCAGCCCCACGGGGTGAACCAATGACGCCAGCCGGCCGTGTTGGCCTCGGCATCTCCGGCGTGCTGGTTGTAGCCGGAAATGGTCAGGGTCATGGGACTGGCTTGACGGCCGGCCCACTCAAACCAACGCAAAGCGTCCGGGCTGGGGACGGTGTCGTCCTCCAGATGGATGTGGTAGTCAGACGCCTCAAAGCCCAGCGCCAAGCAGTGCCGGATGGCCGCCCCGCAGCCAAGGTGCTTTCCCGGAATATGCACGGCCATGCCGTGGCCACGGGCGATATCGGCCAGCTGGTCGGTCCACTCGCTGGGATCCAGCACGGCAGTGACGGCGTACTCGCTGACGCCATCGCAAAAGGAGAGCGCGGACAGCACGCGCTGGAAATAGTCCGGCCGCCTGTGGCCGCTGATCGTCAGGGTTTTTTTCATGCCTTAAGCAGCGCGTAGGCGGCAAGGTTTCCGCCCGTGCCCTTGTTGTTTTGAACCGCATCCTCGCCCAGCCCTTCTGGGCGGATCCGGATGCCGTTGGTGCGGTTGTAGTCCGGCGTGGCGCAGACCAATGTCCGCGTCCCCTTTTCCCGCAGGGCGTGGGACATGACAAAATCATCCGCCATGAAACGCGCCCGGCCCTTTTCGTCCAGCTGGGCAAACTCCTTGGCCGTGAAGGACGGGAACTGGCCCAGATCGGGCATGTCCTTCAGCCGGCAAGCGATCGCCCCAAAGCCCTCCAGAATCTCCGCGTGGCCGAGGTGGTCGGGTGCGATGGCGTAACCCTTGGGCCCGGTCATAAAAAAGCCGCACAGGCCCATGGCCGCCTTGTCTGGGCAATTCTCCACCAACGTCTGCACCATCCGCGGGCTGTACAGGATGTCGTCATCGCACCAGATGACGAAATCGTCCTGGGCCCCGGCCTCGTCCGCCGCCCAGGCCGCCCCAACGAACTTGGTCGCCGGGCCGTGATCGCGGCTGCGGTAAATGGTGATCTTCCCGTCGTCCGCCAGTTTTTGCAGCTCGGCCGGGATCTCCGGGAATCGTTCACCGGTGCGGGCCAGCTTTTCAGCCACGGAAAGCACAATTTGATCCGCCGGCATGGACTGAGCCAAAAAGCTCTGGATGGTGGGCAAGACGGTGTGGATCCGCTTCGGCGTGGTGGTTAGGCCGATGACGACCCGGCTTTTCTTGTCGACAGGACTGGGCAGCTGCTCCGCCCCCGACGGAACGGTTCCCTCTTCCAACAAGGCCGCGTCCCATCGCAGGCCGGGCAGCGGAGCATCCTTGGCTTTCACCATCAGCACCACGTCGCCCAGCGCCTCGGCGATGCTTTCCTCGGCGCTCTGCACAATGTGCAGCCGGTCCGCAATTTTGTGGCCCTTCTGAGTGAGCAGCAGGTGCTGGATGCCGTTGGAGGCGTCCGCGCAGTCCGTATAGAGCGCCATGGATTTTAGGCAGTCATCCGGCTCTCCGGCGTGGATGACGGTGATCCGTCCCCAGGCTCCGCGGAAGCCGTCCCGCACCAACGCCTTGGCGTCGTCGTGCTGCCCCAGCGCCCGCAGACACTGCGCCATCAGCTGCCGCGGTAGGTGCTTATACCAGCGGTTCTCCTGGTTCCAATCCTGCGTGGACGGCATGACGTCCACCTGTTTCAAAATGTGGTAGGCCGTGGCAAAATCCCCGTGATCCATGCGGTCCGTGGCCAGCAGGCCGTGCGCCTCCCTGCGCATCGGGGAAAGCGTGATGGCTTTCCCAAGGTGCTCCAGCCGCTTGTTGCGCTCGGCCAGCATCATGGATGCCTCCACGTGAAGCTGGTATTTTTCCGTGGCGCCCACGTCGGCGTGTTCCAGTGCCAGCAGGCACGGACCGATGGCTTCCTGATAGTTGTTTTTTAGAAAATGCTCCTGCGCCAGGTAGTACCATTCCATGCCGATGCCCTGCAGCCGGCTGGCGATGATCCGCTTGTTGCGCTCGGCGGAGGTGACCTTCGGCCCTGCGGGCGCGTGCAGGATGCGCAGGTGGTTGGCCAGGCCAATCTTGGCACCCTCCACGGGCTTGACCCGCTCGTGGATCTGTCGCTCCCAATAGGCGGAGAGCTTGCCGTCCGGCATCCGGCGGAAAATCCGCTCCCGGCGGTTGTTGCGCATGCCGCTGTTTTGCACGTCATAGATGGTGACCAGCAGATCCCACTCCTCTTTGCCGGCTTCCCTCGCCTCAATCTGGGCACGGTGCAGGGCCGCTTGGCCGGGCTCAAAGACGTCGTCGCAGTCCGCCCACAGGACAAACTTGCCCTTGGCTAGGCTGAACGCCTGATTTCTGGCGGCGGCGAAATTGTCGATGTGAGGCCACTCGGCGTTCTCCGGGGCGTTGTGATACTCCGCAAACACGCCGGCCTCTCCGGCCGCGTCCTGGAGCGATTGGCGCAGATCGTCCGAGCTGTTTTTGCCGACGGCCGCCACCACGACGACCTCGTCCCACAGGCCGCGGGCGGATTCGATGAGTCTACGCAAGATCGCCCCCTCGCCGGGGCCGGCGATGAGGGCGATCGAAACAAGAGGGGGGTGCTTCATTTTCTTTAGGAGGAAGGCCGGCCGCACCCCCCGATGCGGCCGGCCCACCAGTTGGTCTAATTACTTAGACGATACGGACGAGCGAGCTGGTCTGCCCGCGGCCGACACCGTAGAGGATCCGATAGGACCGCTCGTGGCTGCCGAGGCGGAAGTTGTAGTGCTCCGCGACTTGCAGGCTGAGACCGCTCTTGGGTTCCGTCACCACTTCGACGTTGCCGGGGAGGCTGACGCCGTCGGGGATCGCCGGGAGGCGGGTCGCCACGACGAGGGCTTCCCGTTGGGCAACAAAGCCCTTGGACACACCGGCCGCGAGGCCGTTGTAGCCGTAGACGGAGATGCCCGCCACGGTGCCGATCTGGCCGGAGGCCACGACGTCACCGCTGCGCTGCGCGTTGGCCACGATGTTGGAATCGTTGAGCAGGCTGGCGTAGTTGCCCGGGGAGAGAACCGCAAAGCGGCCGCCCATGGGCACCTTGTTGTTGTCGAGCGAGAGACCCGCGCTCACGATGGAGCGGAAGGTCATGGCATCGGCCGACACGGACAGCGTGGAGCTGTAGTGGGTCGTCACGAGAGCCAGGACGGAGTCCACCATCGCCTTGCCCAGCGCGTGGGCGGCCTGTTCGGCGAAACGCTCGATCAGGTTGATGTTGGAGCTGGTGCGCTCGTCGTCGTTTACCGCGTAGGTCGTGTGCTTGAAGTTGTTGAGCGTCACGGTCACGTCGGTCTGCGTCACGTCCGCGGGAACGTAGCCGGCGGTCGAGCTGTAGTCCGAGGCGGACTGGATGCTGACGATGTGGGTGGTGATGGAATCACCTTTCCGGGCGGTGGCGTCCGAGAAGTCGCTCACGCCGGCGGAGATCCAGTTGTAGTTTTCGGTCAGCAATTCCAGCGCACGCTGGGCGATGACCTTTCCGTTCGAGACGGAACCGAGTGTGTTAGCCATGGTGTTTGGTTATCCTTTGGGTTATCGCGCCAGTTTGATTTTCTTGAAGATCTCCGCGGCGCGGCGGGGATCCTTTTCCGCGTTGAACTGCGAAAGCAGGTCGGAACGCGAGAAATTCTGTTCAGCGGAAACTTCGAGCGGCTTGATGCCACGCGAGGCTTCCAGATCAATCTTGAGGGTGGTCAGCTCGGCCTTGAGAGCGGCGGCCTCGTTGGATGCCGGAGCTTCGGCCTTAATCTCCTCGATCTTGGCTTCCGCGGCCACGGTCTCCTGGACGGGCTCGGCCTTGGGTTCCTCGGCCACGGGAGATGCCTCCACGGCGGCTTCCATTTTGCTTTCCTCGGGCTTGCCGGTCATGGGCTCCTCGACCACGTCCTCAACGACATCGGCCTGCAGCATGGCCATGATGGCGTCCAGCTTGGCGTTGATGTCGGAGAGGGTGGGCTCGGCCAGTTTGGCGGGCTCTGCCGCCGGGGCCGCCGGGGCTACGGGCGCCGCTTCCGTGGCGGGCGTCTCTAGCTTGGTTTCTTCAACCTGTGATGTTTTGGTCACGGCGTTTTGCTTGCTGTCAACCCGCGCATGGAAAACCCCGGTGGGGTTTGCGGCCGGAGTCAGCACAAGATCCACGGAAAAGAGCGTCTGCACGGTGGCCAGCTGGGTGCCGTCGGCCGCCTCCCGGGGCACGCCGCTAAAGCTGATGGAAAAGCCGATCTGACCAGGAAGCGTGGTGATCAGCTCGCTGAAATACTGAAAGCCGTCATGGCTTTCAAAAAGAGTCAGGTCGGCGCGGACGCGGCCGCCATCCAGCCCAAAGTTTTCCAGATAGCCGATGATGTTGGAGACGGAGGACGAGTGATCCGACAGGACCTTGACCTGTCCTGCCTCGTTCCCTTTTTCGACAACCTGGGAAAGAGTCTCCGCGTCGATGACCATGCCGTGGCCAAGAGCGGGGCCAGCAGTGATGACGGATATGCCCTTAAATTTCTTTTCGGCCATGTGCTGGCGGGGCGTGTCAAAACCCTAGCTTTTCTTTTTCTTAGCGGGCTTGTTTTTTAGGCCGATCGCCTTGACCACCATGTTGAGCTCCTTGTCGGACAGCTGCAGGTCGGGCTCGTCCCTCATGGTAAAAGCCTCGGTCAAAACGGCCGCCGGAGAGGGCTCGGGCTGGGTCACTTCTACCGGCGCGGCCATGGTGACGGTCACGGTGGGCGCGGCCAGCTCTGGCTGGACGGTCTGGTCAACAGCCGGCTCGGCGGACGGAGGGGTGAGCGGGGCCGGTTGGTTGGGGATAAACTGGACGTCAGAGGCCATCAGTCCGGCCTCCTCCGCCTTGCGCCGGATATAGGTGGCCTCGGCAATCTTCTGGTCCACAGCCTCCTGCCAATCCTCTCCGCGGCTTGCGTAAATGTGCGCCATGGTCGTCAGGCCCAGCTTCAGATCCTCACGGTCGGCGGCGCTGTCGCGTCCGGCGTCAATGGTGGTGCGTTGGGGTGTGTGGTAAACCGCCTGCCACCAGCGGTCCATCCCGCGGGGCGGGGTTAGGTCTCCGCGCTTGATGGCCTTGGCCAGCGCCCAGAGGCGGACGCGGCTGACCATCTGGCTAGTGATGGCTTGCGCCACTTCGTCAAAACGGCGCTGGGCTTGTGCTAGGACAAAGCGCTGCGAAGGGCCGGACAGGTCGGCTTTCCACAAATACTCGTAAGGCAGGCCAAGGCCGGCCGCAGCGGCCCGCAAAATCTGATCCATGAACTCCTGCAGGTTGGGCCCGGGGCGGTCGTTCTTGATTTCCTTGAGTGTCTTGCCGGCAGGCAGGTTCCAGATGGCTCCTCCGCCCAGGATCTTGTCCGTGGTGATGCCGTCGTCGCTGGTGGTGTCAGGTCCGAAAAACCCGGTGTTTCCCTGACCTTCCAAGGCAAGGCCGATGGCGCCGGCGCGTTTCACGCCCTGCACTTCGTGGTCCAGAATCTCGTCGCGGTCCTGCAAGAGGTTGAGGCAGGTCACCAGCCGGGAGATGCTGCGCAGCTCGTCCGGCCGGTCTCGCTCCGCCAGTACCAAGAGGTCGGACGACTGCACCTCGGTGTATTTGTCGCCGTCGCCGGTGCGAATGTAGTAGGAAAGCGGACGGCCCTGGGCGTTGGTGCGTACCCCGTCAAAAATCCTTTTTTCGCCGGAAAGGTAGGCCGGTGTCTCGCAGCGGTGGGCCTCGACCATCTGCAGTTGGGGCCATCCATCGCCGTTGTCGATCAAAAGACAAAATACTTCGTTGTCCCGCAGCATCGCCCGGCAAGCCACCTGCTGGAACGAGGCCCAATCCAAAATGCCACGGACGTCACAGGCGATCTCCCATGAGCGGAACCACTCCTCCGTGGCGCGATTCCATCCCTCGTCCTCCGTGCGGGCCTGGCACTTGATGCCCGGGCCGATGGAGTTGCGGGTGATGCTGTCGATCGCCCCGCGCACCACGGGGTTGTTGTAGTAAAAATACCGGGCCAGCCCCAGCACCTGCCGGCGACTGGCGGTCGTCAGGTCTGTCTTGGTGTCTTGGGGCGTGGCGTAAATATAGCGGCGACGGCGCTGGTCGTTTTCGCCTGCACGGATAATCCGGCCGAACCAGTTGCCCCAGGATCCCATCTTAGAAAACCTCGGACGGGTAGGACGGATAGGAGACCGAGCCGGTGGATTTGGTCAGAAAATCCTCAACCTCAGTGGACGTGGTAAAACCCTTCACGGATTTCCAGCAGTTAAGCGCTAGCTGGGCAACGCCGGCGGGATTAAATCCGGGCTGCAGCTGGTAGCTGAACGATTTGCCGGCCACGGATGCGCTGACCATTACCTTGCCCCCGTTGGTGAAAGTGTTGGCCTGCCCGGCCGCAAGAGCCTCCAAGGCAAGGCGGAGGGCCACAGGGTCTTTCGATGCCTGGATCCAAAGGGAAAAGATGAGCCCACGCTCCACGCGCCCTTCATGCTGTCAATTTAGCGGCCGCCTCATGCGGCCGGTTTTGTTCGTGCTCTAAAAACACCAGCACCAGCTTCTCGCAATCCCCCAAGTGGTTCGCGCCCACCACCTCCCACGTCAGCTCTCTCTGCCCATAGCGCAGCTTGCGCTCCACCAGCCGTTCATTCGTCAGCTGGCTGATGTAGTCGCGGCCAAGATTGCGCGGCAGCCACCAGTCCGCCCCGGTACGCTCCTTGATTTTGTTGATGTAAAGCGTGTGTTTGAAAACATTATCGTCGTACTGGACCAAAGGCAGAGTCCGGCCCAGGTGCTCGACGACCTGCTTTACCACGCTGGCCCGCATCCCGGCACTGGCTGCACGTCCCTTGCTGGCCCAAAACTTTCCGGCCGCCCTGATCACAAACTCGTACACACCTCCGGTCCTCCGGGCCGCGTAACCAGAATCCACAAACCCGCCCAAGCAGCTTCGGCCTTCGCCCTCCTTGCCGCGCACCGGATACTTTTGCCCAAACTTTTGCAGGACTGCGTCCCAGCCTATTAGCTGGCCGTAGTCCACTAGCGCGCTCCATGGCTTCCCTGCGTTTTTGCCGTAGGCCCGGATTGTGTACCAAAGCTCCGTCTGCTGAACGTCCACCGCCATCATTAGCCCGTCCGGATCCATCGGGCACTCGCCCAGCAGATACTCCGGGCTGGCCTTGATAACGTCCTCGACGGCGCTTGGCTTGACCGTGGCCGCGGCCGGAGTCCATGGCTTGGCCAGATAGCTGTTCACAAAATGGTGCAGCCCGCGGATGCTTTCCTTGTCTTGGATAAACATGACAGCCAGCTCGCCCCAGGTCTTGTGCGGGCTGTAGAGCGCGTTGAGGTGATAGCTGCGGCGCCCCGGCTCGCCTTGGGCTGAGGCCTTCCACTTGCCCTGCCGCATCATCTCATTGCGCTCGCTAAAAGGGATTTGCCGGCGGCAGCCCGGACATTCGTAATGGGCCGTGGCCTTTAGCTTTTCAAAATTCCACGTCTCAGAATCTGCCTCAAAAGAGGACTCGTCCCACTTAATGCCCTCCCACTCCAGGTTGAACTGATGATGGCACTCGCGGCATGCAACCATGTAGTAGCGCTGGTCACCGCGCTGAAATTCTGTCCAGATGTTGACCCCCTGGTCAATCGTCGGGGTGGACGCCTGAACATAAAGCCAGTGCGGGAAAGATTCCATCCGGGCGCCGATTAGCTGAAGCGGAGCGGCCTCCTTGGTGTTCCAGTCTGGAAACTTGTCGATCTCGTCGGCGATACTCATGCCGACACTGCGGCTGGAAAGATTGCTCTCGCTGCCTGCGCCCACCCACCAAACCGTGCCAGATCGAAATCTCTGCTCGTCCAGCTTCATCTCATCGTCATTGTCCGGGCAAAGCCGGCTAAGGCACGGGTTGCTCTGGACCAATTCCATCCATCGGTCAGCGCTGATGGAGCGTGCCAGCTTGAGCGACGGCAGGACCACCATGCAGGGCGTCGCCCTGTTGGTCAGTCGGTGGGCCAGCATGAGCTGCAGGGCCGTGCTTTTACCGCACTGGACCGCAAAACATAGCGTCAGCTCATGCACGCCCGGAGCCGTGGCGCTATCCAGCACCTCGCGCAGATAGGGCATGGAGTCCAAGCTGACCTTGCCTGGCTTGCTAGGACTGTAGCGCTCAGAAAACCAAATGCTTTGCTCCGCCCACCGGCTCACTGAATCCATCCCCGCGGGGCGAAGAAACTTAAAAGCCGCCCCTGCCCCATGGACTTGTGATGATGACGTAATGGTCATGCAATCATGCGGGCCTTTATGGCCTCATAAGTACGACCAGTTTCCTCGCGCATAATATCATGGATCTCCTCGGCGCTTTTCCCGACAAGCCGGCTGCCCTTGTTGACCAGCGCCTCTAGGCCGCGCTGAAATTCTGCGGCCAACCGCTCCACCACTTGGGTGTGCTGGGTAACTGTCATCATAATCCCGGCAACCGCTCGGGCCTTGGACAGCTCATCTGCCGCATCCCGGGCCCGCTCTTGGGTCGTTATTACCTTGTCCAAAGCCAGCCGGATCCCGTGAACGTCTTTGGCCTCCTTGGCTTGATCCAAAAGTTTCATGGCTTCACGCTCCGCAACCTTTGCTCGGTTGGATCGCTCCCTTACTTCTGTCACTTCCGGCGTTTCCCCTGGTACAGCCGTCTCTAGGCTCACCGGCCCGGCCGGGTCCGTGTAAGCCGCAGCAGCTTGGACGACCCTACATCTAGGCGCCCTCTGAGAATTTGCAGATCTCCATGCGCTGGCCTCCTCCATGCTGGTCAACGGCATGCCCTTAGCCACCCACTTGGCCACGGCCTGCCGGCTGCATTCCCACTCCTTGGCTAGATCACTGGCGGTCATAGCTAGCCACCAACCTGTCAACCTAGACTCTATTAAGGTTACTCTCGCAAAATCAACGGGAGTCGTCGCCACCGCAGACAACAGGTAGATAAAAGATTCCTTACCCACATGGTGTCCGACCATGCAGGGACCATGTCCACGACCATGTTCAGCTGTAAGCTCATACAGCAAAGGAACTACCAAACACGGCAACATGGTCAACATGGTCAGTCCGTACCCAAACGCGCGCGCGCGCCCACGCGCCCGCGCTGGAGAGCTTTGGCTGTAAGAGTAGGCGGATAGGCAACTTACCATGATGACCATGACACTTTTAATGAAATCAATTAAGCGGGAGCGGGTTGCGAGTTAGCATGGTCAGCCACATGGTGCTCAACATGGTGGATCTGAATCATGCGGGCGTGGCCCTCGCCTTTTACTTCCAACCTTTTTAAGCCAAACGTCCGGCCGTCAAACCTAGCTAAGATCTTTCCAAAAGCAGACCTTTCCCTGCGCACTTGCCGATCATCCTCACTAGGATCCTCATCCAATACCCAAGAAAATAAACCCATTTCCCTAGATTTGGTCATCAGCTCAGCAGGACGAAACTCAAGTAAAGGCTGTGACTCGTCCACCATAACAGCACCCACCAGCTTCTCCATGTCTGCCAACGTGTCGTCAGCACTTACAAGCGGAGCCGTGCACGGGTGGATCCCGGTAACCAGCTGCACAATGCCACCAACCTGCGCCGACCATCTAGGAAAGCTACTGTGGTTTACCGATCCTGGAGTACGGCCTTGATCGTCCCAATGCTTTACAAAAGCCCACAAAGCACCCAACAACTGCGGTCGCGCCGCCAAGATGTCCTCCTCGCTAATCGCTCGGCTATATTTACGTTCCTCAATCTTTGCTTCTTGCACGTGGAGGGAAAGCTGAAGGCACCTGCGGCGCATATCTGCATTGACCCTTGCTGTGTTGGCGGTGACATATATTAGGCAGGACTTTTCGACCTCGAAGTTTCGCGACTGCCCCAGCACACGACCACCCCACACGTTGGCCGTAATAAACGCCTCTAGGCTGGACGACTTGATTTCACCTCTCCAGTTATCAAATACCAGATAAGGCTCACCACTAATGGCCGCCGCGTTTAGCGCTTTAGTCAGCTCCTCACTGTCGCTTCCCTCCGGGGGTGCCGTAATCCTCATGGGACCAAACACCGGACAGACCGCCAGGCGGCACAGCAACGTCTTGCCCGCACCTTCCGAGTTAGCTGAAAAAATAAACGCGGGACGTGGCTCCCGAGGCGCCAGCATCAGGTCAAGATATGGTGCAAACATCGCCGCCAAGGCCACAGCCCTAGATCTAACTGCCTCGGCTTCGTTGATTGGCCATGGGAAATCAACCATCCACTGGTCAAAAACGGCTTTGGCTTGATCCAAACTCATGTCGTCCTGCAGCTCCATTTCAGACCTCGTCAGCACCTGGGTCTCCGCATCGTAGCCTTCGGGTAAAATCTCCAGAGTCCCGTCCTTCCGAATTACCGGCAGCCTTACCGTAGCCACTCTGCGAATCGGCCTTAGTTCCCGAATAAACTGCTCACTGGCCAGCACCCCGGCCGCACACTTGTCGCTCATGCTGGCGGCTTCCTCGCCGCGCTCGCCTAGCTTGTAAGGGGAAACGTAATCCTCAATCCAGCTGTGAAACTTCTCCGATGTCATTACCGATAGCCGGCCTCGCCGGTTGACCATCAGCACGATTCCGTCCCTCTCAAAAAGATCCTGATCACGCAACGCCTTGCCCAGATCCTCTGCCGTTTGCCCTATTCTGTGACCATTACCAGGCAGCCGGATCTTTGGCAGCACGCTGCTGACGACAGCCTGGCCGACGTCAGATTGTCCGATAAAATCAGAAACATCCGCGCTCGCCTCCCATAAAGCATCCAGCACTTGGCCGTCTTTCATGCCGACCTCCGCCACGCGTCCATCCAGTCATAAAAATCCACCTTCCCATCCATGGGGGCGGACGGCCATAGCAACTCCCAGCGCACGATGCGCACTTGGCACCCGCCCTTGTCCCGCAAAGCCTTGGCCACGGCCAGTCCGTGATCCTGTCCGGCCTTGTCCCGGTCCGGCACAATTATCACCCTCCTTTTGGCCAGGGTCTGGGTATATTCATCCCGCCACTTGCCGGCCCCCATCGGAGAGGTGGTCGCCGCAATCTTGCCATCTGCCAGAGCCGCTGCATCCGCGTCCTTTTCGCCCTCAAAAATTCCTACTACCAGATCTGAATTGGCCAACAGCTGTGGCAATCGATACAGCACCGGCGTGATGCCGGCCAACGTCCACAGCCACCAGTTGCCCTCCCGGTCTCGGCTGGCCTGTTTGTTGCCAGCCCTCTCGCCCTCGGCCGCCGGGCGACGCTGGCGAAACATCTTTGGATCATAGCGTAGCGTTTGATGCCTTAGCTTTCCGTCTGCATCCAAGTAATCGTACACCTTTACGATCCTAGGCTGAGGTTTCCCATCCTTCCGGTCCTGTACCGGAGTAAGGTCACCAGCCCACTCGCGCAGCATCCGGATTGCTTCTTTAGACGATACCCCGCGCACCTTTTCAATCAGCGTGATCTGGTCCCCGCTTTCCTTGGTTCCATGGTCTGTCCAAACCAGCCCTTTGTCCCCCTGCCAGACAGAAAAGCTGGGGTTTTCGTCCCCCTGCCGGATCGGGCTGCACATCTTCCCTGGCCCTTCGGGAAATCCAGCAATGCCCAGCCGACGGGCTGCTTCCGGAAGCGGGATTTTAGCCTTGAGATCTTCTATCGTCAGCATGACTTGACCAAAAATCCACGCCGCTTCCCACGGATAGATGGTTTCCATCCGCACCTTCTGGCGTTGCACACCGTGGCATGATCACAGTCCCAGGCCTTGGCGATCATGGATACCGTCATGCCCGCTTCATACTGCTTGCGCCAAAATTCCCAGCGCTGCGCGACCACGTGCGTTGTGCGATTGCGCTGCTTTTTACCGTTTTCCGGTCGATAGCTGATTTCCTTGGGCACCTCTAAGACCGGGAGTGCCAGCTCAGGCCTCTTGAGGGCAGATCGCAGCACTGCCTCCTGGCTTAGCTGCGCCAGCATTTGCCTGATTTTTTCCAGCTCCCTTTCGTAATGCTCAGACTTCTTTTCCAGCAAAGTTAGGCGGTAGTTTTTCGCCGCCTCGATCAACTTGTTGTCCATTATCGTCCTCCTTTTTTGTTCCAGACATCAGTAGCAATGCATCCACCAAGGCGATGGCCGTGCGCACATCCGGGTTGGCCGTAGCTTCCCGGATGCGCACAAGCGTCCCCCGTAACGTGCCGAGCACGTCACGCCACCAAACCAGATCCGGCACCTAGTCCTTGGCTTTTACGGTTTCGACAAACTCAATCACCGGCTTTATCCAGTCCCTGACCATCCGGTGCCAGCTTGCGTCATGCTGCCATCCTTCCGGCAGATCCCGTTTCCAGATTTCAAACTCCGTCACCCAGGCTTGCAGCGTCCAGATTCCGCTGGATCTTTCGTCCGAGCCGCGCAC